ATGGATTAACTTAAGATAGTTATCTGTTTCGTCAATAATCATACTGCGTTTATCAGTTATTATATAGAGTGGTGATTCAGATAAATGATCTTTATACAAGACTCTAGCTACCATCCACAGTAATGATATAATAATGATAATAAAAAGTGCCGTTATCGCTAAAGTTACATTCATTACGTATAATATCCCCTCTCCATAACAAATTATACATAAAGTATTAACTTGTTTAGTGTAGATTACTATTTTACTTTTATAGATTTATAGATAATAAATAGTAAGACTACTGATATTATGGACATTATATAATCGTGAGTAAGCTCTTGTCCACTCATATATTTGTAGACAATACTACCACAGATGACTAATGCCAATAAAAGATCAAAAGCCGTCATAAATTTACCTTTTTTTGTTATTGTTGTCATTGGATAAGACACATAACACTGTTAACATAATTAATCCGACATTAACAATGAAGCTAATGTTAGAAATAACAGTCAGCATGCCTGCTGCAATTAAGATTGCTATTGTTAGTTCAATCATACCTTATCACTCTCCCATATACTTTTCAAGTATGTGTAAGAGTGCCTTAGATATCTTATAACCAATCACAATAATCAATGCTGTCAAGATCACCGAAGTGGCATAAATAAAGATTAATACACGACCTTCGGGGGCTTGAAGCATATCATGTACAATGTAACCGAAACAAGCAATATAAATAATAGCACCTATGGCATATAGTAGATTATTCTTTGAAATCATAAGTAAATTCTCCTTTCATTTATTATTGCTTTGTTCAAGGTTACACGTCAATCTTCTCCATTGTAGGGTATGGTAAACCCCATCTCCAATCAATAGAGAATGATTTACCACAATCATTGCATTTGAATTTATACAGTTGGTATCTATTCAAATTATCTAACACTTGCTCTGGATTTTTACTAAACGCTAGTATGATATTAGCATAACTCACTGGTTTACCATTAGCAGTAAATAGATCGAAGTTCTTTGAATAACACTTAGGGCAAGTACAGTTATCAATAACTGCTTCTTTCATATATCTCACCACCTTAAAAAATAAAACCCTCTAGGATTATGTATCCTAGAGGGTAATATATTATTTCGTATCCATTCCTTCAATAGCTTTCTTGATTTGAGCTTCAATATCAGATTCTAATTGAAGTTTACGTTCTTTTTCTTCTTCTGGATCTACTTCTTTGATGCCGTATTTTTCAATACAGTCACCAATAGTTTTGTAGATGATATCCATAGTAGTTTCCAAAAGTTCTTTAGGCATACCGAATAGTAAATCGATTTGTTGTTCTAGACGTGGCTCAAACTTAAGTAATTGAGTGAACACGATCTTTTCATATTTACTTTCAGCATCAACTTCCATAGTTGCATTATTGAAATAGATAGCATCGATAAATGCATCACGCAATTCGATATTTTCATCATGTTGATGCTCAAATGCTTCTTCAATAGTAGCTAGGAAACCTTTAAGACTAAACTCTGGTTCAATACCCGCTTTGATTAAGTCATTAGTATATCGTGGGTAATAATATAACTCTGCAAAGATGTTATTATTGTCTACTTCCATGATAGCTAATACTCTAGCAGTGAAGCCATGTACATTTGGTACATTGAATTTGCTCATAACTACTTGACTTAAGATATCAGTAGATTTAGCAAGATTGAAATCGATGAAAGTTTTAACTTTCTCTAAGTTTAAGTTATGGTAAACTACATCGATGTATGTAAGAACTGCATATAAATGGGATTGTGTAGATTCTGCGCCACATAACCATTTATAGAAAGTAGCGAAGAAAGAGTAAATGCCATTATAGTCCTTATTAGCAATCAACTTAACGAATGTATTGAAGTTGATCAATAATGTATGCATGGAATCAGATTCACGGTTTACTGCTACACTAAATGGATTATCTGTAAGATATTCTGGTTCAATGTCTTCATTGTACACCAATACAATATTCTTACCACGAATATTTAGTTTACGACCATATGTATGAGAACTAATGATGAAACCTTCTTTAGCTTCTAGAAGTTCATCAGTCTTAACAAAGTAAGTCTCATTATGATCATTAAGAAGATCATAATCTGGAGAGATACTTTCTAGTTTATCCCAATACAAAGAATTTGTATCAAGAAGTTTAACTAGATAGTGACCAAAATTATGAATATCTGTGTTTGCTTGTCCTACTCGCATAGAATCCTCCTATTTAGTTTTAGTATAAATAATACGACGAATATCGCCCTCAGCAACTTTGATTGAATCTGAGTATTTAGCTTGGCTCATGTCAAGAAGAATATCAGTGTATTCTTTCTTGACACCACCAACTACTACTTTACCAAATTCAATATCTTTACCGAGTTTATTATAGCGTTCTTTAAGTGCTTCCATTTGAGTTCTGGAGAACACAAAATATCTGTAGTAGATATCAGCCATCTTAAACCTCCTCAAAGTATATTGAACAGCTGTCTTCCATGTTAATTAACGCTGGACGAAGTTGTTTCTCAAATGCTCGAGTCCTAGCTACCTTAGCGATTGCTTGACCAAGTAATTGGGCATCGAATGCTACAGCTTCAGGATCTCTATTATCTGTTAGTTCTAATCCAGCATCATCTGCTAACATGATTGCAGATGTATAGCCTTTCTCTTCACGGTATATATTGAGCATCTTACTGAAGTTGTCATCCCATACATTAGGTTCTTCTTCATTAGTGAAAGAGTTCCATTCATATACACCATAGTTGAGTGGGCATAACATACCACCTACACCAGGATCTGATGCGGAAGATGTATTCAAATCGATAATCCCTAAATGAGATGGATCGATTGCACGTACATTACGTGCTACATTCTTACTATTAGATTCCCCAGGACCAGATGGACCTTTAATGGTATACTTCAATTGTAAGAATGAATCTCTATCGTTAACCATATTACGGAAACCTTTAAGGTTAGATTTCTGTAACTCAGCAATCAACGCCATTGGTGGTGTATTCAATTGCTGTTTGATTCGATAAGCTTCCATGTTAGGATCATGCTTCTCTGGTAAACGTCTAAGTTTAACATTGATTAGCATGATATACATAGCTGCAATATATTCAGACCATCTAATCCGTTTAGAGGAAGCATCTAAGTTATTCTTCAAACGAATTGAAGAGAACTCACATGCCATCCATTTCAATACAGAATAGATATCTTCTTTGATGTGGTCAGGTAAACGCAAACGTTTCTTAGTTGGAATATCATAAGAGTTTTCCAAAGATTCAATGATTGCATTACCTTTAGTGAATACTGAAGTCTCAGAAGATACAAAGTTGTAACCTAGTTTACATACCCAGAATTCTGTAGTATATAACTGATCCATTGTAGTCTTCTTAGTTGCATAAGATGCAATAGACTTAGCAAATGATGCAATGAAAGATTGTAAGATACGATCATTATCTACAAAGGATTTCACTGCTGAGATATAGAATGGGCTCTTCATATGACTATTGGCAATCGCAAAAGTATAATACTCTGGATCATCAATATCATGGTCAGAGAGCTTAATTACATCTTCAAAGTTAAATTTGTTTAAAGTTTCATACCATCCGAATCTAGCTAAGTAGTATTCGAATAATGTAACTTTATGGTCAAACAAGTATACACTAAACATAGCCATGCGTAATGTCTTCTCTTTCGTTGTATTTAGGTCAACGAAGTTACGAAGCATCTTAACCGCATTGGAGTTTGTCTTAAGTGTAATAGATTGAGTCTTAGCAGCTGCAGCCGTAGTATTATTATAAGTACTACCATCTACTAGCTGGAATAATGGGAAATAGTCATTACCATTCAAATGGATATATGCCCCATCAATAACTCTTGGGATCGCAATAAGTACATCAAAAGTATCCTCATCTTTAGTACAAGCTACATGATAAGTTACTTTCAATATCTTAAGGTCAGAATCTTTGATAGATATAGATGGAGTTTCATCACCAATAAGTAACTTCTGTACTTCAGTGTAATCATCTATAACTTCAAATCCTAATACTTTGATAGTATAGAATTTATTTCTTTCGCATGAAAGAATAACATCCTTCAAGTCTTCAATGATATCATCATCAGACTTAGTGAAGAATTTGTCATTGAACTTAGGTCTATTTTTATCGTTATACTCTGCGATAAACTTAGCTTGTGTGTTCATTGTCACCCTCCCCAATATTGGTGATCTTAACTTTAATTTGTGACCCAATTGGATTAGGTACATTTGGTTCTCTATCTTCAAAGATCACATAACAATCCATATCTAATGCTTCAGCGATTGTCTTAATCTTTGCTAATGTGATAGTATCCTTTTCAAATAGACGACGGTCATTATTAAAGTTATCCCCAAATCGATAAGCATATTTATTGATATCAATATTCTTACGATTAACAGCTTCCTTTAGACCGATCATCTCAGGTAAGTCATTTGGTTTAATTCTAACATTGAAGATATTATCTGGATTAATCAAGATAGTTTCTTCCATAGAACGTAACTCACTAGACTTTTCAATTTGATCTTGCATGCTCTTAGCATTACTAAAATCAATAATCTTCATAGTATCTAATTCATACTTAGACTGGTCTTTATCTGCACTGATGAAAGTCGCCATACATCCATCAAGTACAACACCATTAGTTTGATATGCATTAGATTTGCCTATAATAGGAAAGACTTTACCATCTTCTTCGATAGCAATATTAATGTCATCAGCATTCTTCATTGCAGTATCAAAGTCATAGATAGTATACATCGTTCCATTTACTACGCCTTTTTTCATTTCACGTGTCTCCGATTAAAAATAAAAGATACAATGGGAGGTTAGGTTATTCACCTAACCTCCAATATTATCAGTTATTATTCAACGTCAACGAGTTTATCGTCTTTAATGAATTTCTTCATATCGACAGCTGGTTCGAAGTCGATAACACGTTTACCATCTTCTTCAGTTGCAGTAACTGTAAGATATTCATCAAATTTAATTTCGTAACCATCTTCATCGATATCTGTTTTGTTAAGATTCATCAATGCATTGATTACGGAAGATAAGATTACACGAGTGATATCGAATACGAATGCATTGTTAACGAATTTATTATTAGTCAATACATACATGAAACGATTCAAGAAGCGTTGAACTTCTTCATCACTCAAATCATATACAGTAGCGATGTCTTTAATACCATCTTCTTCTAACTCAAAGCGAGCTTCGAAGGAGTTTTTACCTTCATCATCTACTGCACGTTCTAAAACAATACCAGCAATGAATGTACCATTTTTATCATTGACACGCAACGCTGCTTCGTTTTCAAACTTAGTGTTTGCTAAGAACTTAACTGCACCGAATAGTACAGATTTCAATACATTTACAAACTGATGGGAACGTAGAATAATTTGATCTTCTGCTTTCAAGCGTTCCAATACAGTTTCAATAATGTTTGTTTCTTTAATGTCTTTTACCATGGTTGTGTCTCCTTTGCATGGAAAATAAAATATAATACGTGACCATAGACTATATCATGATCACGTATATAATATATTAATATTCTGTAAGTTAGTTTGTAATTTTTTACAAACCAAATCTTGCTTTAAAGTCAGGCAATGCCTCAATCTGGATACCATACTTGAGTGCTTTGTCTACTTTAGAACTACTGAATCCCACATGAGGAATCACTAGAATATTTGTATCTCTAGTCACACTTGTATCTGTAACGAAATACCCGAGAGGTGCCATTCTCTCTGCTAATGTATCATCTCTAAATCCAGTGATTACAATTTTCTTACGATTATCTACTAGATTATAAGTTCTGACTACATTATTCATTTTCATGATAGTAATGAGATCCTCAGCAAAGACTTCACGTTCATTCAGAATGGTCTCTACTGCAACTTTACCGATCCCTTTTAGTCTCATGAGTTTAGTTTGCAATTCACTATCAGGTAAGTTTAGTACTTCTTCTATCTTTAAAGCATGAAGTACAATCTTCCAAGTCTTAATTGCAATATCTGTAAAGCCAAGAGCACCAATGATATTATAATCATATACTTGCTTTGTCTTTAGTTCGTTTACCCGCTCCATGAACTTCTTACTATTGACATCACCTAAGATTACCAATCTACTAGGTGTAATATTAAGAAGATCAGTGAATGAAGTTATGCTTAAATCTTTAACTGTAGCTTCAGAGAAATCTCTGAAGTTAATCTTTTTAAGCATATCTGCCATCCTAGCAATACCACGACCAATGCATTTGGGATTAGGACATGATACAGATTTGCCGCTATAGGACTCTACCAGTAGAGTACCACATGCAGGGCAATTATCAATGAATTCCTCCATAGGTCTTGGATTATTATCATTCTCTACACAATCATGTCTAGATACATATGGCATTACATCATTGACATAAGTCACATCAATAATATCATTATATCTTAATGATAATGCTTTGAATCTTTCATATGAATGACCACTTGCTAAGTTATGGACTGTACCATTGAACTCTACTGGGTCAAACATAATCATCGGTGTGATTACACCATTCTTACCAACTGTATATTGGTAACCACGGAATCTTGTAGATCTAACCATAGCATTGAATTTGATTGCAATACTATACTTATTTACATGATTCTCTCTACCAAGAGCTTGAATGATATTCTTATCGGTATAGGATACTACAATACCATCATAAGCAAATGGCATATAAGATCTAAACCAATCAGCATCTTGGACAAACTTATTCACTTGGAATAACACGTTGCTATAATAACCTTGAATGATTCTATATCGATTAGGTTCTTTAGTAGCAAAGTATCTATTCATGAATTCTAATTCTTCTATACGACTATTGAAGTCTAAAGAAGTTGCTAATGGTACTAACGTAATGAAGTCGATATAATCTCTAGCATTAGCTGAACCAATAATACCAGCTATTGCAGTTCTCATATTCTTATAAGTCTTACCAGTAGCGTTCTGGAATCTAACTAGATCTTCTTTGGTAATGATTGCCTCAAATTTCATACCGATAACTTCATTATCGGATAACTCATTAGGAAATCTATAACCATATAAGATATCAGTTAAATCTGTAGCTAAGTCAGCATCTAAATCTCCTCGAGTTCTAGCACTGACTACTTTATTATTTATTTCAGCTTCTACAGATAGTCCATCATATTTGATTTCTGCTACCATCTCAAATGGAGTTTGATAATTGATCAAACCCATCATGACATGTTTAGCTAAGAAGTCTCTTTCAAATATCTTTACCTTTGGATCTTTATCTACAAAAGCTTTCTTTGCATCAGATTCTAATACAAACTTACACTTATCTAAAGTACCAACTAATTGAGGATATTTATGAGCTGTATCTCTACCTCTATCTGATACTGTAGCATGATTAGAATCCATTGCAGGTTGCCATCTATTCGTTGGAACTTCAATGAATGTATCTCTATATAGAGTATCATTAGTTTCCTTCGGATAAGATACTATAGCTTCAATATAACTTTCGTTACTTGTAGCCTTACCTTTACCTTGGAGCTTAAAGTGAACTACATCAGATCCAACTTGGAAGTTAGGATTATATTTCTTATAAGCTTCTAAGAGTAGATCATAAACACCATCTTCTAATGGTAATACAGCTAGATCTGTATTGTTATATAAGACGTTGCTGATACGTAAGATTGTATCAGCATCATCTACATCTTGAATGGTCCAGTTTGGTTTATTCAACAAAACTGAAGTCCGTTCATTAATCAATCTTAAATTCTCGTCTTCAAAGACGTTATCAAGACTACCACGTAAGAGAGTCGTATAAAGATCTCTTAAAATCATGATTGCCTCCTTATCTATTAAAGTACTTAATACCCCTAGTTACCCATAAGGAATCTGTTTCACTATAACCCTCTGGAGGTTCACTACTCATAGCTCCTTCCATGATAGCTGGGATACCCGGTTCAACGAAGTTATCATATACTGGATAATATTTACCATTGAATTCCTTAACTGTAATAGTCATCTTAGACTTATCATTCTCTCTTAGTGCTTTAAGATAAGAATAGTCTTCGAGCATTGCAGGTGTATAGAAATCTTCATCTGGAATATCATACAATAATGCTTCTTGATATTTCTTCGGAACCTTCTCAAATGTTAATTTTAGACCAATAGCCTTAAGATATGCATTTACAATCTCAGCAGATCTAGATTTAGCATCTGCAGATAAAGTAATATCCACATCATTAGGATTCTTAGTCAATAGATCTTTGATAGATCTACGTCCAATAGGAGCTGTACTATAGAGCATTAACATAATTACATTGATATCATCACCAATATGAGTTAATGCACTAATTTCCATTTCCCCTTGTCGGATAGGCGTATTAGTATATACAGGTTTATATAGACCAGCAGATTTATTACGGCTATTTTCACCTTTGTTGTTACTGAAAGACATACTTGTTGCTGAGAACTTCTCTTCCGCATATTGTTTTAAACGACATACGTATTGTTTAGCTATAAGTACAGGTCTTAAAGACTTAACCAATCTAATACCTTGGTTGGAAGAATCAAGCATAGGAGTATATACATACCCATGTCTTGTTTCTGGGAACTCAGCTAGAACTCTTTGTAGAGTTTCAATAGTAACTGGTTCTTGCATTGGTAGAATTGATATAGTAATATTACCATCTTCGATAATAGAGTTTAGATACTCCATACGAACTGATGGGTTACTACTACTTACGAACTCTTCCATCTCTTTAGCTTGACTTGGACTAAAGAAGCTTACAAATTTTATAATCTTCTTAAGAGATCCATTAGTGTCTTGCTTATTAAGATTACGAACTACAGCAGCTGATGCGGAGTTGATTTCCATTTCAAATAGCTGAGATGGATTCAGCCGATTGACTACAGTTGCTTGATTGTATTTCATATCTACTCTTTGACCGTCCTCAGTTTGAGGCATAAGTTCATCAGGTAAGATATTAGAAATAACACCTTTACCACCATATCGGTTAGTTAGTTTATCACCAACATGGAGTTCATTCTCTTCTAGGATATATACATCCATTTGTAAGTTAGAGTATACATTGCTATCTATATTGAACTTAACCCCATCCAAGATTTGTTTACTTGTATGCATAAGTTTTTGTAGATCATATCCTAACTCACATTTATAGTTTGCCTGAAGTTTATGTACTGTATGGATTAACTCATCACAGAACCGCTTATTGTCTTGATAATACATATTAAGCTGAGTATTGTAGATGGAGTTCTCCATTAGGTCTGGGTTATTAGTATGGATTTCAATACCAACTACACGACCATTAGATGTAATCTTCTCATCAGACATATTGATATCTTGAAGCTTATTGAATACTTGAGAGAATAAAGCTTCTTCTTTATTTTCTCGACGTACTGCTGCTAAGATACCTTCTTTGATTTCTTCACCAATATCAGGGATAACCTTATAGATATCCTTGTTACCGTATAGATTAAGTAAGATATCATTTTCATTGATCATGAATGAGATCTTCTTAACTAGCGGTGATTTGAATCGCTTTGCACAGGACTCGCTAATCTCAATAGCATCCTCTGTTGTCTTATTCTTTGCAATATACATTAATAAGACATTGATGCCATCCATCCTGTTGTTGTACTCATCGAACCCTTTAGATTTTGTAATAACGTCTCCTTTCTCAATAACACTGCCTACGACAAGATTATTTAGAACTGAGTTATTAATCTCATAACCAAAGGATTCTGTGATATACTTATAGTCCAACTTATGAAGAATATCTAAAGTATTAGTTTCTTCATTATGGACGATAAGATAATACTCATGACCTGGGGTCATTACATATCTTTCTATTCTAGCTAATACAGTCTTACGTTGATCAGCTTGTTGGAAAGATGTGGAGCGATGTCCGAATTCATTCTCAAAGCCAGTTTGAATGAATGGAACTTCTGGATAGCATAGTGCCATAGATTGCTCTGAATGGACACTATACATAATCTTTCGACTACCAGAACTACTAGCTGGGAATGGTTGGATCAACTCTTTCCCTAGTACTTGTTCTGGAATCTGAATTCTTTGCCTAGCACGATTAATCTCGTCGTCTAGAATCAATGTGTTCGCCATTGTGTCTCCTTTCTAAAAGTATTATAAAATGAAATACAGAAGAGTATTGATTACTCTTCTGTATCACCTTTATAATATATAACTTAATCTTCCAATGCTCTGAAGGACGCAATAAGGTCTTTCGTAATAGATGCATTTGTAACTTGACCACTTGTAGGTACTGGAGCGATTAACTCATCCATTACTTCACGAGCCAAGCGTAAGAATTGCATACGGAAGTCTTCTTTTTCTGTAAAGAACTCTTTGAAATCACGAGTTCTAAACTTAGTATCATACCCATCTAATTCTAAGTAAGCACCTTTAGTGGCAATCTTACCAGAATCTTTAAGCATAATCATTAAAGAATAAAGTGGATCAAAACCATAATCTTGAGAGAAGATTAATGGAGTAGATTTACCAGCTTTATTTGTACGAGACTTACCTAAAGAGATATCTACTTGGGAACCAGAGAACCCAAATGTCTCTTCTTTAAGTTTACTATCATCAAATCGAATGATATTATTTGCTAAATAGGTTACAGCTCTACCACCAGGTAAAGACTCACCTTGTTTGAGATACATCAATTGACCTTTAGTATGCATAAATGCACTTGCTTCAATCTTTTCAGTAATATGATTGATTACCAATAAGATAATATTAGTTGCTTTGATTAATTGCATTACACCTTTAAGGAGAGATGTATTTGCTTTAGCCATTGCAGTAGCCGCCATTTGACCAGATAATTCACCCTTATCTGCAATACGTTCTGGAGCTAATAATGCAATGGAGTCAATAATCATAACAGTTGGGATAAACTTAGTAATTGGATTACCAGTAGAATCTCTCATACCAGTATCATACATAAGTTTATCTTTATTCTTTAATTTAGTTTCATAGATAGTATAGATATCATCGTAGATAGACTCTGCAGTGATACCACTATTCTTAATAGAAACGTGATTGAATAAGTCTTGACCAATATAACCAGTTAAAGTTTCCAAACGTGGAATGGTAATACCACCCTCCATGGATTGGATAACCATTTCTGCATCTGGGAATTGGTTAATAATATTAGCCGCCGCTTGCACAGCGAAAGTAGATTTACCTGAACCTGAGCGACCAATAAGTAAGTTATAAGACCCATCAAGAATACCTCGATGTGTTACAGGTGTAATCTCACCTTTGTCATTATAACAGTTTAATTTATAGCCATTCAAAGAATCAAAATTTAAAAAACCTGTTGGGTATGCAACGTCATATAGACCCTGCTCTGGAGAGTAACCAGTTACTTCGGCTACACGTTCAATTAGTAAGCCCATAATAAAATCCTCCTAAAAAATATTATTATAAGTTACTAATAAGTTCCAGGAGGGTTAAAAAAATAAAATACCCCAAGGTAGTTAAACTACCTTGGGATAGTTGTTTAGAATATATAGAGACCTTGCTCTTTTAGTTCTTCGGCTATATATAAGACTTTATCATAATCTGCAGATAAAGCCAACATAGAGCATCGTACATCTTTACGAACTTTTTGTAGACGTAGACATTCTTGACTATACTTAGTCAATACACGTTTAATGATAGTCATAGGACGTTCATTCAACATGAATAGCATAGCATTAGTTTCTAAGTCAAACATCCAGTTCTTGATAGATGTATTAATCTTAGGATCTTCACATGATTCTAGCATTGAAGTTACAAAGAATTCCTCGAAGTTCTCATAGAAGAGTTCACCATATAAATCCATCAAATCTTCTTCACAAGTATTAGCTGGGTCCATGTATCTCATGATTGAAGTATTGACACGATTGATATTAACGGCTTCGTCTTTACTAGAGTAACGTGCTACAGATAGTATAGTAGTCAACTGTTTATTAGTACAGTCAACGTAATCTAACTTCTTGTAGATACGTTCATTGATTACCATAGAGATCTTATGTAAAGCTGTAAGAGTTTTACCAAATCTATCTGGATCAAATGCTGCTTCAGATATGGTTTCAAATAATCCATAGATTTCATTATTTAAAACACGGATTCTATCTTCAGCTAACTGTGGGCGATTCTGAACCATAATCATTGCAATATATTGCCATGGTTCAAATTTCACATATAGACATCTAGAGATTGGTTTAACACCTTCACCTAGATAGTAAATAATATCAGATAGGTTCTTCTCAAAGTAGTTATAAGCTAAGTCTTGATTATCCCAATCCAAATTATTTAGTTCTTCTATAATAGTCTCAGCAGGTTTTTTGATTACAGCAGAGAACGGAACATCCTCTGCGTAAACTTTGCTGGGTTTTACATATTTATCAAATAGACCCATATTTGCTTCCTTTCTTAATAACGTTCTTCGAAGTCATCAATCTTGGAAGATTTATTACCTTTCTTACCATCTACTTTGATAACCATAACGTCGTCTTTTACAGAATCAAAGAAGTTTTCTTTAACTTTAACTGTAGGGTTTTTGATAGCAGAATTAGATAAGTTAAACATATCATCATCTTCTTCCATTCTCATACCACCAATTTGATCAAAGAAACCATCTTTCTTTTTATCCACATTAGAAGTTCTAGCTTTATATTCATTATAAATCTTTTCAACTTCTTCTGTAGGAAGTTTAATACCAGAAGCCATGATACATACACGTTCTTGACCAGATGGTACTGTTTGAATATGTGTGAAGAATTCAAATGGTTCGCCTAACTCTTCACGGATTTTAGCATTATCGAAACCAACGTTTTGACTACGTTCAGATGCATACATAAATACACCAATACGTCTAGCTGTTGGAGTGAAATCTAAGCTCTTTGTAGCATAAATCATTTCTTCGAATACTTTATCGAAGTCAGATTGTTTCTTAATGCCATCAAAGTAAGCTGTTTCGATTGTCATAAAACCAGGAGTTGTAGAGATTTTGTACAAATCTGTTTCATCGATATTTTGATCAGAATCAACTAAGTCTAAACCAAGCCATGTGCGCATACGAGTGCAGAATTCATCATTAGCTTTACGTTCAGCTTCTTGTTTATTCTTGCTAGAAGATAAGAACTTCTTATTGCTGATAGCTTCAACTGTATAGTTGTCTTGAAGTTCTTGGAAATATTCTACAGTGTTTTGTAGACCACGAGCATCATCCTCGAAGCCAGTGAATACTACTAAGTGAACGTTCATATTCAATACTTCACGGATATATTTCGCTAGTATCGTAGAAGATCCACAACCTGTACCACCTTCAGAGGAGGATACAATAACTACTGCATCATCTGTAGGATCTGGGAAGGAATCAATTTTAAGTTTCTCAGATTTAAGGGATTCAATTGTGATATTTTTAGCACGACCACGTTCTTTACCGCAACCACCCATACCACCACCAATAATTACATTGATGTCATCGTATTCATCTTTCATATCTTTGCGAGTTGTATTAATAAGAAGTACTTCATCTCTTCTGAATACACCTTGCTCGATAGCTGCCATAGCTGCTTTATTACCAGCAGCACCAATACCAATTAATTTTGCCTTCATAATAAATTCTCCTTCATTATAAAAAATATATAATATTGGATAGGCTAATTAAAGCCTATCCAACAATTACCTTAATGTATTACTTTTAGTTATAATCTACATACCACGAGACTGTCTTAAATAAGAATAGGATTCAGACATGATTCCATTAACGCCTTTAATCCATGCTCCAGCAGCCTGTGCATATCTCTTATGACCGTAGATCATTGAGTTTAGACTTGTTTGTCCCTCCTGGTAATAATTTTTACTAATCCATACAGCACCATTGACAATACCATCATAAACAGTATTACCCATATGATGAGCCGCATTAGGATTAGCATCAATAGCATTAATGCCAAAATAGTTACCTCTATCTCTGGCTAGATAAGATCTACCATAATCAGATTCCCATGATGCATGAGCAAAGATATAGATTGGATCTAGTCCAGATTCTTTAGATGCTTCAATAAATATATCACCTTGACCTTGGAATGGAGATGTACCACTTGGATCAAAGTGTCTAATGATATTATTCATATCTTCTGTAGTCACATAAACAGACTTATTAGATAAATCTGAGTTTTGATCTACATAGTATCTTGAATTAGCTTTTTTGTTAGATTCTTCTTTAGCAGCAGCTTGTCTTAAAGCTTCTTGCTTAGCTACTTGAACGTATTGATTTAATACTCTAGCGGTATTTGGATCCGCATTTTCTTTCTTCTGCATACGTTCATTATCTTTCTTATCTTTATCATTACTGATAAGATTGTTAACTTTGTCACTATAGTCATCGTTATTCTTAACTATGAATTGCATTACAATATCTAATGTGTCATCATTCTGACGATCACTCTCTAGTGCCTTTATTGGTAATATAGATACCAATATGGCGATGCATAATAAGGTAAGTTTCTTAACCATTATCCTTCACCGTCCTTATAATCTTAAAATACAAAGTAAATGCGATGGAGTATTGAGCCCCATCGCATTACGAGACTTATTTGTCTTCTTTTTGTTGGTCTTGCATTTGCTCTTTTAGAGCTTGCTCTTGTTCTTGTGGTACTTCATCGAATCCTAAACCAAGATCACCGATTTCATGTAACACGCCGATTTTCTTTTCCATATTATTCTCCTTTATTTAAAATAAGAATACATTACCCTAATGTTTACTTATAGTATAAATTTATACTATCAACATTCACTCTTATAATATATAACTTTTAAACATATTAGTAAAAGTTTAAATACTTTTACTGTTGTTGTGAGTATTCTATGATTGTACAATCATGTTTACCTCCTTTAAAATATGGAAATAAGAGATTGTGTTATGGACTACTCATCTAGCTATGAGTAGTCCATGATACAGTTATAAAACAAAAAAAAATAAATAAGATTAGGAGATGGGAATTAATTCCCATCTCCATCTTTTAATTAGAATAATGGAACGCTTACTGCATCCCAAAATTCATTGTATTGATCATGGGTAATTTTATTTTCCCATAATAGATCGAATGCCATTCCTTTAAGTGTGAATGCATCGTGCCAAGACCACTCAGATTCTAGACCTTTATTGTTTTCTTTAAATAACTTAATAACATCATCAAAGTTGTTTAAAGATACTACTTGGTTTAAAGATTCGATTTTTACTAATTCCATGATATAACCTCTTTCTGCTCCTGTGGAGCTTAACACTAATTAAATACTATATCATCATATCACCTTAATAATATGCAATCAAAATAACCAAGTATTACAATTTACAAAATCATACCCCTTAGGATTTCTATGATCCTAAGGGGGAATTGTATTATTGACGTCTGGATATTGTTTTATCTCTTAAAGTTTGTGGAGTCATATTATCAATATTAATCAAGTTAGTATTGATGTGAGACCCTAACATATATACGTTCATCATATTCTTAGATAATACATCAGTCTTATCTTCTGGGATATCTTCTAAAGATACTGTACCAAGTGCAGAGATAGTATTATACATAGCTTGTTTAGCTTCTACTGAGTCAGCACGTGCACGAGAGAATTCTTTTAATGTATCATCCATACCAGATACTACAAGTGATTCCATTTCACGGTCAGATGTAGCACCATTCTTATCATGACCTACAAGACGACCAGTCTTATTATCACGAGAAGCAATATTAGTAGAGATAGAGTTCTTCTTAGTTAAGAACTGTTTCATTTTCTTCAAATGAAGATATACTACTAATGCTTCTTTAGTCCATACTGGTTCACCATTTTCATTTACATACAAGTCAGGAGTAGCTACTTTCTCCATTAGAGGAACTCCTAAGATATTAGCAGCTTTTTCAATTTCTACGAAAGTTGGTTCAATCTTAAAGATACGTGTTTGGAATCTATATGGGTATTTCTTAGAGATATAGTCTAAGAACTGTTTATCATTCATGTCTTTAAATAGAGCAGCATAATATTTAGACATACTCTTAGATGGATCTAAAGCATCCATTACTTTATATACAAGCTCTTCAGCTTGTTTGCGTTGTTTAGTCATATTAGCCTCCTTTGATTTAATGAATTGTTCAAGATGGCTAAAATTTACAAAAAAAATAAGTAGAGGCTTATAAAGCCTCTACTGTCTCCCAGAACCATGGTTCTCTTACTATAAAATTAAGATAAACCTGTTCATACCCTTCTAAGTGAAGTCTATTAACCATCATCTGTATCGCTCTACCAAATTTAGGATCTTGACTGTTGATATAAACAACAACTATGTCCTTCCTATTTCTAGTAGAGAATACTTCATTTAATGTGTCATTAACTTCTTTCTTAGTATACTCATCGGAAAGATATTGACTGAATATACTCTCCTTCCCATCAATATATCCAACAAGATAGAATGCATCTGCATCTAACTTAACTGGTTCACAGTTCCACTCATTATTATCATGATGCTCTACGTAAGTTTCTATTTGACCCATTGTACCAACTTGGTCCCAATATTTAAATACTTCCATTTCAATCCTCCTAAAAAATAAAAGTGGCAAATTTTACTTTACCACTTTAAAACGTTTCATTGGACCATATTTTTCTAGCTGTTCTAAGCTAGATTCTATCGTCCATTTGAAAGACTCTCGTAATTTTTCGTCTGAGTATTTGTATCTCTTACTTCTTATTATATAGCCGGTCTCTTCTATAAATTCATATATGCCACCTATATGATCATATGGCATACTGAGGAAATTTATTATTTCCTCAGATTTTTCTTTAAAGTTATCGACTGTTATAGTGTCGACTATCCGTCGCAATCTTATATGCATTTTATACCTCCTAAAAAGGAAGCCCTCCGAAGAGGGCTATGAAATTAGTTATCTAGAGAACGACAGCCGATTACTCGACCTTGTTCATCTCTAACTTGTAAGCCTGGAGTAAATAGATCATTTCTACGAATACCTTGCTGAGCAAGAGCAGAGATAATCATATTTGATACCACATATCCTACACCAGGTGCTTGTTCTGGTAAACCCTCAACTTCTCCAAATGTAGTATGTGTTTGTGGCACAGCCACTCCACCTACTTGGAGATGCCCTACTACCTCAGTAGTAGATGCTACACGAGCAACACCCTGAGATTCTAGGGATAATAATTGAGTTCCATCCTCTGCTACAAGGTTAATTGTATGAGGTGTTAAGTTAACTAATTGAGTTGTTTCCATGATAGATTCCTTTCTTGCCATGCGGCTACTAAATAATATAATACATCTATCACGTTTATAATATACAATTATATCCCCTTAGGATAACAAAGATCCTAAGGGGTTATTTTATAATGCACTGTAATGAATCAATAATGTGAAATACATTAATACCGATCTATGGTAACTATTCTTAGTAGCTAATCGATTACGTCTATGAACATATCGTTTAGATGATTCCATCAACCACTTCTCTGTGATATCCTTAATACGTAGCATATTAGGATCTTTAGTATTTGGTTTAGGTTGAATAGAGAACTTAATAAACTCAGCTGTACGTACGTCTTTATTTCTAGACTGAGCAAAGTATGTATATACTATAAGACTAACAAACTCTCTAATCTCTGAGTTTTGTTTAGTATCATTCTTTACAATATACTCAATGATATCTTTAATCTCATCAGTCTTAACTAAAGCATCTGCCGACATCTTACAGAACTTATAGTTTACAGATAGAGTTGTAATTTGGCTTACAGCTTTATCTACAATACGTTCTGCCATTAAGTTATCTGTATCTGCAAGACGATATCCTGTATCGGAATAGTCATCAGATGCGTAAGTAATATATTGGGACTTGTTTTCATATGCTTCATAATATAGACTAGCTATATTCTTCATAAAGGATTTAATACGACCATGAAGTTGTTGGATTAGATATACACAATCATCATCTTCAAAGTCTTTAAATCTATCAGTATAAGTATCTAACCAAGTATTAGAAATAGACTTAACTGCATTGATTACATTACCTTTAGACTTAAGATCAAACTTACCAGTTAGCATATTATTAACTACATAGTCCATTACCCATTTATATTCAACTGGCTGAACTTTCTTAAAGAAACCATAATGGATAGATGGATAGAACTTACCAGAGAATGCCATATTAACTATAGCCATATCTAACATCTTAGAGTCTCTAGCTTTCCAGAAATATCTAACTAAGCATAGTAAGATAATAGTACACTCATCTTTAGCTGCAGCTGGATTAAAGGATGCAATCTTAGCATAATAAGTATCTTCCATATGATTGGAGATAACTTTCTTATCAATCTTTAGTGTATTGAATAACTCCTCTTCATCTTTAGGAGTAAAATAGATTCTTCTATATGGTGCTATATCATAAAGATCTTCAGATCTATCAGATATAAACTTACCAAGATATCTTTTATAATTAGACAAATTCTTCTTAATCTGTGTCTCAACTATAGGGTATATCTTCTTTACGATAGCTTCTGTATTTTTCATTATATACCGCCTTTCTGATTATTAGTTTGTTCAAAATGGCTAAATTAACAAAAAAAGAAGAAGGGAGCGAATCCCTTCTTCTTAGCTATTTATCTTATTCTATCATTATGATAATTAATGATATCATCTACAATATCAGAATATGTCATTTCATCTAGCTGTGTTTTATAATCATTAACAGATGGATATTCAATTTCTCTGTCAGAAATAAGATTAAGTAGATAGTTGGTCCCAATATCACCATCTAAATAGATCATTTTATATGGTAGATATCCAGCTCTGATTCCTCTATAGAAATAGTCTAAGAATTCTACAGCATCATCTGGTAAACCATATGTGTCTTTATTCTCTTCTTTAAATAAAGTCAATGCATAGTTTACTGCATCAAGATCAAGTTTAATAGCCTCAAATAATCTAGACATAATTCGAATAGCACAGTCTACTACAGTCTCAATACTATAACCTTTCTTAAACTTAACTTCTTGAGTTCTAAGATTAACAGATTTAACGATTCGATTGGATTCGGTTAGAGCTCTACCGATTTTCTTAATATAATATTTAACCGGATCATTATCATCAAAAGAATCTAATACAAATAATACATTATGTCTAGTTATTCTATCATGTAATAATTTATCAATACAATATAACTTATAATTATCTTTAGGAATATTGTTAGCAACTACATTACCTACCGATATTTTCGACATAAGATTTAATACTTCTATACTATTAGTTAGTAAAGCATTATTGGATGGTCTACTGAATGGCAGTTCACCTAGTCCATCTTTAAGCATAGAGTCATTTGTAAAAGTATTAGCATTAATATTTACAATAGCTTCTAGAATGATTTCGACTACATCTTCTTTAAGAGTATATACAATATCATCAATATCAGTATCGTCTTTATTAACGATATTAATAGTCAATTTCTTATGGTCAAGAGTAACCATATCACTATCAATACAAGATGCACTTTCTTCATTCATAATATTATTCTTATGCTCATCTATAATATTTATAAGATAGTATAAATCTTTCTTAGTCAAGTTAGGATTAGTCAAAGCATAAGTAATATTTCTATAATCATTTATAAGCTTATTATACTTATAGTCTACCATTGCACGATAGTATTTATTTCTAGTATTAATAGAATTATTATTGATTGCTTCTTGAGTATACATTATTCTTCCTCCTCGATGATTGCATTAACTGGATGATTCAAACATAAGTTAGCATCCATTAATTCTACAACATCATCCAATTCAGGGATATCTTTCTTATCATAAGAGAAGTAATCATTCTCCGTTTCAATGAAAAGAAATCCATCTCTATAAGAATAAGACTTAATTTGATTAATATCAATTCTTGCATCTTCTAATTTAATAAATCTTAACATGGGTAACCTCCTAGTCTACAAACTCTTCTAAATCAAAGTAGATTCTAATATTATTAATATCATTGAATGATAAGAATTTCAAGTCTTCTACATCAAGATCTTTCTTTTGTAGAATCTCTTTCATACACTCAAGACTCTTATCACCCATAATACGACTAATTACATTTAGTAATTCTTCATCAGCTTCAGCATTATTGTAGTCTAGATTAGTTAAGATTTCATTTAACTTTCTACGAAGACTGAACTGAAGATTGTAGATGTTTTCCTCTAATGTATTATCTTCTAAGAATGGTAATAACCCTAAGATGTTTTCACATTGATTATATAATCCCTTATTAGTAATCACATCATTGAAGAACTTACCATAGATACGTTCATATTTATATTCATTGAATGCAGTTAAACGTTCAATAATATCTTCTTTATTTAATAACTTAAGTCCAGAGTATCCTTCAAAGATATTTACCGCATCATCATTCTCTGGAATAAGAATGAGTAAATTAAACTCACTCATACGTTTATTGAAGTCTGCATGAATCAATAGACTTTGCATCTCCAATAGATAGCGATTAATTGTAGCAAGAGTTAGTTTATAATCCTTGCTATTTTTAATTACTTCAATATACTTTTCAAATTTTGTTGCTTCCATTGTTATAAACCTCCTAGTGAGTCAAAATATAAACTTCGTAAGCTAAAACTGCAATACATATAGCAAATGCAGTATAAATAAACAAATCTATCTTAGCACTTTGAGCTAAGTCTTCTACTATAGAATTGTAGTTTTCTTCTAATACGATTATTTTAGATCTACTCTCAGCTAGTCTATTAGATAATGCTTTATTCTCACGTCGTAATGTATTGATTTCATTATGAACGTTTACAATATCAGAATTGATTTTAGATACAGAATCTTGTAGATCACCAATATCGGTACCAATATCTTTAATAGTACTAGTAAGGGTATTAGTCAAATTTATACTCTGTGTAGGTATCTTTTCCATCATTTCTTGTCCTCCTAGTGAATCTTCGTAATATAGATAATAAATGCAACTATTAAAACTATAATTAGAGTAATAAATAAATCAAATACAAATTGAATCCTGTCTTCAAGTTTCTTAATTTTAAGAGTCATCAATTCATTATCAGACCTAAGTTTATCCACATTTGAATTTGTTAAGAATGCAGCTCCTTCAAGAGTACTTAATCGTTTATTTTGCATCTCATTATACCTAGTCATACGATCTATAATATTAGACTCCATATCCATTCCTCCTACTTTGATATATTATCTTACTTGATTATATACTTCTTCGATTTCAGTATAATCAATATCAAAGTAATCACAAATTATTTTAATATCCACCATATTAAATCTATAAATTCTAGGGTCGATCTCTTTCCCTAATATATACTTTAATTCAAATCTGAGTTCAGATTTAGTCGCTGCGCCAAGAATAGCTGCAATAGTATTCAATACAATATCAGTATCTGGAACAGAATCAAGTTGTCTATATTCATCAAATCTGTAATCTATTCTACTTTCACATATAAGCTCTTTTATATTTTTATGCAATTCAATACGTAATTCTTTTTGCTTAGCTATAATAAGATCTAATACGCTAACATACTTATTTAAATTATAATCATCATCACAAAATAGACGAGCTACTTTAGAAGCAATATTATAAAACATAGTTCCTGGTAAAACTCGTCTAAAGAAGTCACCATAAACTTCGACCAGACCAAATTTTTCTATACTATCAATAAATAGTTCAGTAGTAGAATCATTTAACTCAGTCTTAGTATAATCTTCAAATATCTTTATTGTAGTCTCATTAATTGGTGAGATTTCAATAATGTTTATTTTCTTTAGCATATTTTCATATGCATTATCATTTATTGATTCTCTTTTCTTCATTAATGCTTCGACTATCTTTTTATAATTCGAAATTTTATCCATATCCATTACCTCCTATTATAAACTTGGATATATCATTACACGGTTATAATATATGATCTCTCTGATTATTACTTTGTATGAAGGGCACTACTTTTCTATACCCTTCAACAATAAATTAAGTATAATCTTAATTAAACCAAGGGAGCATAGAAAAATAATGTTTTTTGCTGAATCTGTAAAGAAAAAAGAAATCCAAGTACCTATAGAAGAAAAGTACTTTGGTAAAGATAGAGATACTAAAGCTCTTGAAGATGAGTTTAAAAATCTTATTAATAAAAAAGGAAACTATAATTGCTCTAAGATCGAGAAGATCTTAGAAAAGAAATTTGGTTTCCATAAAGTAACTATTCTTATCGATAATACTGTAAATGAATTGAATGCTTATACTTTCTGTGACTATGATGAGTCTAGAAAGATTTCTATTAAGAATGGTGAATATAAACTGCAACCAAATAATGAATATAAAGTATATATCTACTATACTCGTGGAATATTAAGTGGTGTATTATCTCCAGCTGAATTAGTTGCTATTACATTACATGAAGTTGGTCATCACTTTAGCTTAAGAACCAATATCATTAATCTTAATACTAAACTACTACAAATCTTAGTTGATGGTGTATTAGATGTACAAAAAGCTTTCAAGATTTCTAATGGTCCAGATGTAACTGATGGGGAAAGAATCTTAAATACTCTTAAGATCTTTGTATACTTAACAGTACCTGGAATGATGTGGATCTTTGTATTCTTTAATGTATTAATCTTATTTGCATCTATGATGGATGGTACAGTCACAGCTATTACATCTTTAGATATGCTTCTTACTCCAGAAGGACGTAATAAGTTATTTAGATTAGTTGAAGAAAAATTCAAAGATATATTTATCCGTGTTCAATTACATGATCCAGAAGAAGAACGTTCCGATAGCTTCTCTACTATCTATGGATATGCACCAGAGTTAGCATCTGCTCTAGGTAAGATTGAAGGCAATATGCTTAATCAATCTCCTGCAATTAAGATGCTTCAAAGATGGTGGACAGTTCCATTATATATGATAATTGGTCTATTCGATCCAAAAGCTCATGGCATTCAATCTGCTAGACGTATTGGTGGTATGGTAGCTACATTATCTAAAGAACTTAAAGATAGCTCTAATAATAGTAAAGAAATCAATCAAGTTATTAAAGACTTAAATGCTGTAGAAGATAAATATGCACAATACTTAGAAGACCGTATTGAAGAGAATGATTCTAAACGTGCATTACCCCCATTGGCTGACGTAGCTAATGCTAATGTATGGAGATACATTCTACGTAATAAACGTGATTTAGAGTTATTATCTTATGAATCTTTAAGAAAACTTATCTTACCATGATAAAAATTATCCCCTATGGAGCTTAGACTCCATAGGGGAATTTTTCGTATAGCATCACATGAGGGTTGTTTCGTAGAATAATATTTTTACAAAGGAGAATTTAGTAAAATATCCATAAGTTGCTACTGCTATACACTACCTATGTGTTAGGTATGTAGTATTTTACAAAAAAAAATAAATAAGATAAGAGAAGAGCTTTACGCTCTTCTCAAATCATGATGCCATGCATATTTACGTTTTAATGCTGCAACTTTTCTAAATTTACCACATACTCGATACGCATTAATAATACAATCAATATTGCTAGGAATAGCAGTGATTGTATCATCATGGTATTGACCATCTTCATCACGGTATTCAAAATACCATAAACCATTTTCTTTATATACACGACATTCGCTCAAAGAGCTATCCATGAAGAATGGACGATGCCACCATACTAAGAATTGGTATACTAATTCATTTGGTAAATTTTCAAACATTGGCATATTACCATTTAAATTATTGTACTTCATTTTAAGTACTTTTTGCTCAAAAGTATTACTTGGAACTGCAACTAAATTATTATTGATTCTCATGATATAACCTCTTTCTGTCCTAAGGACTAAACACTAAATACTATATCATTATATCACCTTAATAATATACAGCTATAAATACCCACTATTACAAAAAAAGAAAGAGAGGTAGTTGAACTACCTCTCTTGAATTTATTTATAATTCTCAAGAGCCCATTTAACTGCATCTTCTGGAGATCTAACTACACAGTTACGATCACAGTCTTTGACATTGTATTCATCTTCCCAAATAACGCATTGAATTTGGTCATCACCATAGTCAAATTTATTGAAGTTCAATTTAGCAGGTTCTGATGTCTTTAAGAAATACACTATATTTATATTACAATCAGATACCTCATCTTTTTCTATATATAATCTTGAACTACCAAGCTCCAGATATAAATCAGCATATAGACTAATTAGATCTTCAGCACCTTCAAATTCTTCATCTAGATATAGACTGTATATATTAGCTATAAAATTATAAGTCTTATACCCAGAGTCAAATCTATATTCTTTTGACTGGTAATTCATACCATGTATTCCTACTACATATACTCCATCTACAATTCTGACACTAATATTGAAATGACCTGTTTGTGAGAATACTAATATTGTATTATTAGACATCTCTGAATACATTCTGTCTTTCAATACATCATTGAGTGTATGCAAGTCAATCAAATCTAGATTTGTATATTTAGCAAGGATATCTTCTATACACGCTTTAGCATCATCTGTAGTTATAGTTTGCATTATACCGAAACCAAACTCAGATACTGATATATCATATAAGTCGGTCATTTCATTGACTGTAACTTGTATAGTATACCGTTTATCAAACAGACTAAATACGATAAATAGTTTCTCTGAATCAATAGATTTCCCATCAACTTCAATACTGTTTACTAAATATGGAGATATATTTCTAAGATTCCATTTTAGTTGCCATAATTTACTATCAAACATATATTCCTCCAAATAAAAGTTATCCCATAGGAGTTAATCTCCTATGGGACTTCTTCTTTATTTAATCATCATTGATTTAACTACAGTGTTTTTACCACTAATACATTTAGTACCAGCAGAGATAGAACTTCCTGTAGGAACTTCAGATACTTTAACATCAGTAGTTCCATGCTCAGTAATCAAACGAATAGAATCATTTTGATTTACGATATGGATACTATTGATCTTATCAGTCTTAGATAACTTAACAACTGAGCTACCAGCTTTAGCACGTTGACTTTGAGGTAATGCATTAATATTGAATCGGTTAAGATATCCATTCTTAGTTACTACAACTACATCAGTGATATCTTTACCTGCAACTAATGTCATACCATCTACGTACTCAACTGTTTTACCACCAATAGAACGTACACCTCTAGCGGAACGACGTACTAATGGAATCTCTTTAGCAGAGAATCGTAAAGCTTTCTTATCAGAGAATGTAACTACATCTAATGCATCTCCACCAATGATGATTGTCTTAACGAAATCACCTTGGTCTAATTTAGTATAGAAGATGCCACTAGCTGTCAATGATACAAAGTCATCTAATTCCATTTTCTTAATGAAACCGGCATGACTCAATACCATTACATACATCTTTTGTTTAGACTCAGCTAATTGTTTGATTACACTTTCTGGATAGATAGTGATAATATTAGAAGTGAACTTAGCACTCAAGTTTCTAATATCAATACCAGCATTGGATTTGTCACACAATGGAATCTTGTGTACTGGATAAGAGTAGCACTTACCTCCAGCATCAAATAATACTAGATTATCAGTATTGCTAATCTTAATAACCAATTTAGGATTATCACCTTTGATGGCTCTGATTGTATCATTCAAACCAAGTTTACGTACATAGTTTGCTTCAGTGATAACAATCTTGAAGTCACCTTCAGGGATATTAGATGCTTCAGCTTGAGAGATAATTCTAGCATTACGTTTCTTACCATACTTTTGTTTCAAGTCTCTTAACTCAGCTTTAAGTTCTTCATTAAGCTCATGCTCATTACGAATCTTATTATGATAGATTTCTTTGAGCTTGAGTAATTCTTCTACTTTAGCTTTATATCTAGCTAGATTATGTTTAGATAGATTCTTCAATGGCATATTAATAATAGTCTTAGCTTGAAGATCAGTGATTTTGAACTTCTTAACCATATCCATAATTAGTTCTTCATCATTACCTTTAGACTTCTTAATACGTTCAATGATAGAATCAATATCACCACTAGATACTACTTTAACTAATGCATCATACTTATGGAATTCAGTCATAGTATTTTGCAATAGATTATAGTAAAGTCTAAGTTTAGTTACCTTACGGAAGTCGATGAATCGTGTTAAGTATTGACGGTAGTTCATACGAACGATACGACGTTCACAGATTACTTCAAAGTTTACACGACCACCACGTTCAATTTGTGTATTCTTATAGATTGTATCTCTAACGAAGTTTGGATCACTACCATTCTTAAGAACGATAACACATTCCATCTTCTCATCACCATCAGAGTTATGCTCGATAGATTGTACTTGAGTTAATACATTCTTCTCCATCATCTCTTCAATCTTATCAGTTACGGTATTCAAGAATACATAGTCCGGTAAGCTGCGAATGAATAGAGCTGGTTTATTATGGAACTCTCCGATATCAATACGACCACGGACTTTATAGTTACCATAACCAGTATCACAAATTGATTGGAAATCTGTATCAATAATATCACACTCCATCGGAGTATCTGGTACTAATACAAATTTAGCATTTGGATTATCAATGAGTTTGATAGTTGCATCGATTACTTCAGAGATATTGTGTTTAGGAATATCTACTTTCAAACCCGGTGTAATACCAAAGGATCCATTGATTAATAAGATAGGTAGATTAGGAGCTAAATACTCTGGAACCATACAAGTTTCACTATAGTTCTTCTCCCAGTCTACTACTTGTTTAGATTGTTTTAAATCACCGATAACTACATCGGTTGTGAAGTTAGCAAGTTTAGCTTCAGTATAACGCATAGCCGATGGATCATCACCTTGGAAGTTACCAAAGTTACCTTGCTTTTCAATGAGTGGAATATTGTTTTCAAACCAGTTAGTCAAAGGTTTCATTGTCATATAGATAGAGGAGTCACCATGTGGGTGATACTTATCCATAACTACACCAACAATAGATGCAGACTTAACTGTCTTGACACTCTTAATATCATTATGCATTGCATAAATAATTTTACGTTGTACAGACTTAAACCCATCACGGAAGTCTGGTATAACACGATATAATGCTGAATAAATAGCATACGTTCTCATATCTTCCGTATACTGCTCCAGCAAATTTACTTCTTTTTCCTTAGCCAAGTATATCCCTCCTTAGTTACTAAATTGTTAAGCGTTTTATGAAAATGTACATTCCCACTTATAGCCTAACTAAGGAAAGTAGATGGGCATATAGCTGAACTATATGCCCTTTTATATAAATTATTTTTTAGCTTCTTCGATAATAACACGGTTAATTTTATTAACTTTGCTATCGGAGTCAAAAGAAGTGAATACGAATGCAATTCGGTTTTGAATAGAATCAATAACTTCAGCAAAGCGTTCATAAATGTCTACAACGAGAACTTCCTTCTCAGTGTCATATTTAATGATATTACCAACGATGATGTTACCTTTCACTTCAGGATCATTGTTGATTACACTGCGGAATGCAAATACATTCAACGTAAGTTGTTCGATAATAGGATTTGCTAATACACCAGTAAGTTCTTCTTTAACTGCTTCTGGTAAACGATCATTGAATTTTACTGGTACTTCAATACGAACGTTGTTGAATTGTTGTTTTTTGTTTTGTTTTTGGTTTCTCATTGTCTTCACCTTTTAATAAAATTAAACATTTGTTGAGCCGATTCCACCACGACGCTCTTTCTTAGGATATTCATGATCGTTATCTGTAGTTAGATACTTCATAAAGATACCTTGAGCGAAATGCTTACCGGCTTCTATAGTTAATACCTTACAAGAGTTATTCTTAACCCCAATAATGATATTACCATCATTCTTTTCGTTATCTGCATAGTCTGCATCGATAACTCCAATAGTAGATTTGATTACCATATCATAATTGTACCCAAAAGAACTTCTTGGAGCAATTAATAATACTTCATCTTTTTCCATATATGCCTTAATATACGTAGGAATGATTGCAGACTGACCTGGTTTGATTTCATATGTCTTCGGAGCATAGAAGTCATAGCCAGCTGAATACTCAGTACTACGTCTAGGCAATTCAATTATGAGATTTGGCTCGTCAATAAATTTAGAATTGACTTGTGCAAATTCTCTCATTACTTATTCTCCTTCCCTAAGAATTGGCACTTTAGATACAAATACAGTTTTATACATCTTACCATATCCAAAGTATTTCCTAGTGAATTCTAAGCAATCTATTTCAGATTTAGCAGAGTACAATGTATATCTATATACCCTACCATCAAAGAACCAAATCAAAATTGGACCTGGGTATTTCTCAATAACATCAGGTAAGAATAATTTTGGATTTGAATTCAAGATGGTTATCTCAACATCATTAAATATTCTTTTATAT